CCCAGTTGCCTTGTGCACCACGCCATCCACACTGGCAACTCACCGGACGCACAATTTCCAGTTCGTGAAATGTGTCATCGAACAGTCGCGACATAATGATCTGTAGTGCATGGTGAAGCACCATTGGACTCGTTTCGTAACCGGCATTCCCTTCAGCTGGCTTGTAATTCACGAGGAGCTGAAAGATCGCTCGTTCTTCGCCTCGCTGAACGAGATTCTCATCACCGTCCAAATAGATACTCGACTCGTCGCCGCACAGTTCCACGACGATATCATACGCGATTCCCATGATTTCTTCGTAGAGGTCTTCATCTGTTTCTTCGATTTCGTCCAACGTCAACCAGCAGCGCAACAAATCGCCTGGACTCCGAGCTGCCAACACAGTCCGCTTTTGTTTGTGTAAAGATCCGAGTGCATTCATTCCACGTAAATACTCACCTTCAGGAATTTTGTCTTGATTGTCTTCGAAAATCGCCATCATCGTATCCAGATCCTGTTGTATAGCGTCGCCTGCCCGTTCAAGTAAACTTCCACTTCCGTTTCCGTTTCCGTTTGCTGACATTATAAGTTGATTCTGTATCGCGTCGTTCGATGCTTACTTTATTGATTGATAAAAACATTTCAATTTTTTATCAATGCATGTATGCATACGTTACTTGCCGCCACCACCACCACTACCACCGCCATCGAGGCTGCTCCCACCCCCTATAATATAATTGTAAACTGGATGAATGACATCAGTACCTACAGGCTGTATGATTTTCTGTGAAATTTGCTTCTGTGTATATTGAATTGCTGTTTCAGATGCAATGTGCGTAATCAAAATGAATACACAAGTGTACATGATGAGACGTCGATCAAACTCACTAAATTTACTTCCACCAAGAAGTGTGAATTTGGGATTATTCCAAGATATGTCATTGAAACGTAGTAGTAATATTACAACAGATGAATAAAGTAACACGTTTCGTAGCATTGGAATATATTCCGGTACTGTATTATAAACCCCAAATAGTAATATTGCGTATGTTCCATAAATGAAATAATCAAGATATTTGAAATACGCCGCGTATTTATTGAAAATAGGTGTTAATATCTCGCGAAGTGTATATATCGTTGATACAATGAAGTCTTCTATTGTATGTATAATTGTATTCATATTCAACCAACCAAGACTTCGTCTATATTATTGTCATATTAAAATTCCAAGATGAGAATGTATGTATTACATGGGTATATTACGCATGTGTATCCGACGATACATAAAAATCAAGCAAACGCGCACTTGGGTCAAGTACCCCTTCACAAAATGGATGCCGCCAATAATACGGAATTGTTTCACCACGACCTTCATAGATGGTCTCAAACACCCGACGATAATAAAAGCTTTCTTTGTCATACGGCGGATTGTGAACCGAATACATATAATTATTCTTATTATTATATTCATTATCAGTTACCATACGGTCAGAATGCTCTTTGATCATCTGAATCCACGTCCGACCTCCATCAGCAGCGCTTACACCATCACTAAATGCCTCCTTTCTACGCCACAGTACATTTTCAGATAACAAGCCTTCGTTCTGAAACGCTTTTCGAAGAATGTACTTCTCCATTTTTTCATCCGTAAAACGTTTGAAACGTGCAGGGATTCGCATAACATACGAAAGGAACTCTTTATCTGCAAATGGCACCCGTGCCTCTAATCCAGCACCACTAATGCTCTTATCTGAACGCAGTAAATCAAAGAACCGCACATCTCGAATCATGCGCTCGTTTTCGCGATGAAAATCTGAGTCATTTGGTGCTTTCTGGAATCCACGATATGATCCAAAGATCTCATCCGACATATCTCCGCAGTAAATGACAACATCGTCGGTTTGCTGTTGAATGTATTTACTCACGAGGTAATTTCCAACAGATGCGCGAATCGTCGTGGTACAATAACTCTCTGTCTGATAAATCGTTTCATAGATTGCGTCTAAGAAATCCTGTTCTGTAACTGAAACTTCATGATGACACGTTCCTAAGTGTTCTGCGACACGACGAGCCCACATTAAATCAACTGATCCTTCAAGGCCAATACTATATGTATTCAGAACGGTATCAGGTGCTCGAAGCTTCAATTCTCTCGATACAATCGCAGTGACAAGTGAACTATCCAGCCCACCTGATAGTAAACATCCTACCGGTCGCTGACTCATCAAGCGTTTCACAACAGCCTTGGTAAATAACTCGCGGATATTCGTGCATATTTCCTCTTCAGTAACTGTGTCATCATCACCACTACCACCACCACAATTCGCGCTAACATTACTGATAGGATAGGAATAACTCACTTGTAACTCTTTAAGTTGACGTTCAAATAATGACATATTGTTCGCGTACATCTGTCCGTGAGATTTATTATAAATCATTGCATGATCATAATATGTCCGGAAAACGGTAGTTCCATCCGAACTATCTTCGCCCATATACTCCATATAACAACCTGCCGGAAATTGGACAATCGTCTCACAAATCGAGTGAATAGACTTCATTTCACTTGCGACACACATTGCATAATGATCAGGATTCATCGAAACGCATGTTAAATCAGAATGCTCACCGCCGAATATGCCATCATGTCGGGTAACGCCAATATAGAGCGCACGTACACCCACAGGATCTCGCGCAACATACGTTACACCCGTTTCGTAATCATGCAATACAAAACCGAAAACACCATCTAAGCGTCGGAGTGTCTCCCACATACCAATTTTGCGATACAAGTGAATAATAATCTCACAGTCGGATCCGCTCTTATACTCACCCTCTAGCCCGAACTCCTGAATCAGCTCACGAAAGTTGTAGATCTCGCCATTACAAATCAAGCGACAGTTTTTTAGATGAAACGGTTGATCTGCACTTGGATCCATTCCGTTAATAGAAAGACGATGAAACCCCCATGCTCGCGTATCATCTTTGAGAAATACCGACTTATCTGGTCCACGATGACAAGACAATAACGAATTCTCTTGTAATGTTTTAAGTTGGGCTAATGACATACGTGCGACAGTTTGAAAATAGAATATACCGCACATGATATATGGTGTGTAATGTATATTTAATCACAATGTACCGTTTAAACCCTTTAAGACCGTATCCGTATCCGTATCCGTATCCGTATCCGTATCCGTATCCGTATTTCATTACTATTCTCGTAATAAAATTGATATAAATAATATTAAGCATTTGTAGCGATAATCCGTCAATCTAGACAACACACACGCCCGCAATGGTAGACACTGTTAATAGCAAGCATATTAACCACATCAACCAACTACTTCACAACAAAGGAATCAAGCAAGAAGACCGGATTGGTGTATTGACTTCATTGTTTGAAAAGCGTAAGAGCCTCATGGTGGGGTCGGCGGCGGCAGAGGTCGTCGATCCACGATTCAGCGACATCGTGGATACTATAAATGCGATTGATTTCACAAACAAGGAGATCTCTCAGGAGATATTCATGCTCTTCGGAAGCAAACTTACGCGATACAAGCTTGACCAGTTTTATACTCCATTGACCATTTCTGAATTCATAACTGGAATGATGCTCCCTGGAAAGGCGGCGGTAGATCCAGCAGGAGGGACCGGTGATTTATTGGTTCATTACAACGGGAATATCCATATCTGGGATATCGACGAACACGCATTGGAGCTTTGCAGGTTCAATTATGAGCTCAATATGAAAAAGGACTATCAAATCAAGTGTATAAACTCACTCATCATCGGGGGTGCAGCCGAAGAGACTATGAACGCGTTTGAATATGTTACAATGAACCCGCCGTTCGGGTCGAGCACCGTCATCACCGATAACGCAATTCTACAACATTACGAGTTAGGGGTTGGTAGAAAGAAACAAGAAATCGGTATTCTATTTCTGGAATTAGGCCTCAAACTTTTAAAACCTGATGGAATCTTATTCGCGATTGTTCCTGCTGGATATGTTGGAAATACGACGAAACCTTGTATGGATCTCCGTGGATTGTTGCTGCGTCATCGTGTCATTGCTTCGATTGAATTGCCGAAACAGTCTTTCAAACGTTCTGGAACTGGCGTAAACACATATATACTGGTGATTCAAAAGAAGGCATTGGCACCAGCCGTGGCAGAGTATCCAATATTTATATCAGCGATTGACAATATCGGGTATGAATTGACGAAAGCGAATACGCCCATCAAATACAAAATCATTCGTGAAACAGGTGAAGTCTGTATGAAAGATGGAAAAAAGGTCGTCGATAATGATTTAGTCGAATGTGCGAATAAACTCGCAATGTTTGCGAATGAGCACCAGATACCGAATATGAAACACGTCGCGGTAGCTACAGACGCGCATGCATACGAGTCAGTATTATCGACATCATTGCAGCATTTGATTCTAGATGTAAAACGATACAGCAGTAGATACCTTTCACTTGTAACAAAACTAAAGTCGACTCCTGGTTGTGTCCCGATACACAAGCTCGCCAAGTTAGTATTGAAAACAACCAAGATCGATCAAAACAAGCAGTATAAATATATCGACATTGGCGAGATTTCGACACCGTTGTATGGTAGTAAAGAACTATATGGCTGGGAATTGCCGTCACGTGCCAAGTATTCGCTTCAAAAATACGACATCTTGATAAGTAAGTTAGAGGGGAATGTATCATACTGTGTTATTTTGGATGATTCGGATAATTATATATCGACGAATGGTGTTTCAGTCATTCGTCCAAATAACATGAATGCGTTATACGTATTATTTGCAAATATAACGAAAAAGGAATTCATAGTTCAACACAACGCGTACCTCACAGGAAGTATTATGGCGTCGTTGTGTGACAATGATATTGGCGAAACATTGATGGACGCACAAATTGACGTTGAAATGACAAAAAAAATGATTGACGCCTTAACCGCGCTGAATGCGTTGAGGTTATAACTACTGGCGTCGTCGTGTGTGTGTGTGTGTGTGTGTGTGTGTTACTTACATCTTGAATAGCTCTTGAAACGACTTGGCAAATTTTTCTTGATGGGCTGGATTTGCGCGAAGGAGGCGCAGGACTTGTTCGATTCGCTCCTCCTCTGAATGGCCACCTTGCTCTCTGTTGCAAGAGCAGTGGCCAATGTAGACATTACCCGCTTTGGTTCCGGTTTCAGGATCGCGATGGCAGAAATTGACGCTGTGTTCCTCTGCGCAGTAGGATTGGTTGAGCTCGTGTACACTTACCGTTTCACCGCACCATAAGCACTTGTGACTGTTTCGCACGATGGGTCCGATCTGCACGCCGAGACCCAACTGTTGTTGAAGTTCCACTGGCAGTTCAGGTGCGCCTTCACATGCGAAGATCTGTTGAATGAGTGAAATCAGAATGTCATTTTGTTCGGTTGGCCATGCGAAATCGGCTTCTCTAACCCCGATAGGGCAAGGAAACGACGAACACGCTTCGTAGTCAGCACGAGACAATGATTTTGAAACAGGAGGACTGTGGCGGGCCCTGCGATTGAAATAGGGGTCACCGGTTCGTGTGAGTGTCGATGACGTCGATGACGATGATGTTGCGTCTGGGGTCGCCGCCGCCGTCGCCGCCGCCGCCGTCGCCGCCGCCGTAGCAGCAGCCGCTTCGACTTGATGAAGTGCACCAATCTTGATACATTTCGTATTTCCTTTTGAAACGTATGCGTCCTGCTTACATTTGTCGAGAATCGTGCAAAGGGACACATTTGACTTGAATGCATCGAATAGGGACTTGGTGTCGATTTTTGGAACATTGAATTCAGAGAATGCGATCTTGCCGCCAGGGTAAACATCACTGAATACGCCGGTTTCATCACGCACACATGGAACGAATGTGTCGTCAAAAGTCTTGCGCGGGATATCGAACTCAACATCCGAATCAAACGGTTTGATGGTAACACACTCAGGCTTGCTTTTCATGACAATTGACGGCACACCTCCGCAAATCCAATTTTCTTTTTTGTTTCCTTTGTGAGGGAATGATCTCGTCGGGCGAACGAACTCGGTCAGGGCAGTAATAGAATATCTTGAAATCTTCGAATGGGACATTTTGTAACTGGTTTGTATTCTTGAGACACTGTATGTCAAATATATCACCAACCTAATTTCAATTTTTTTACAATTTGTATATTTCCACGAATATCATGATATATTTACAACATATCTATAATATATTTTCACAGTATAGAATAAGTATTCTTACACTATTTTAACCCTAACATTAAACCACATCAATACGCAAAAGCAATGGAATTTTACGGTGTTGTAAATGGGGCATACTCGAATCATCACGATCGACTTGGAGAAATCAATGAACGAATTTCCAATAGAAATATACCATCTGCATCACTTCGGCCCGCATTTAATGTCCGACCCCTTTCATCCAAATACGCAATGATGCCGATTTTAGAGACACGTCCTGCACCGACTGTTCAGATCCAACCCTATCAGCATTTCACTACGGAAAATGTGTTCAATCCGGGTAACGCGAAAGCGCCGTGGCGTGGATGGGCTGAACGTGTAAATGTAGAGTCGTCACTTC